GCGGTGAAGTGGTTGGGCACTGCGGAAATCCCCGGTGCCCGTCACAACAACACCGTCGTCCGTTTCCTCCAATCAATCGCCTCGTGGGTCCGTGATGATGAGACCCCGTGGTGCGCCGGGTTCGTTGGGTTCTGCCTCAAGCAGGCAGGCCTCCCGACCACTGGTTCCCTGATGGCCCGTTCGTATGAACGTTACGGGCGCAAACTCAATTCCTTCTACAAGGGCTGCATCGTTGTCATGCACGCTGGTGACCCCCACAAGCCCCAGGGCCACGTTGGGTTTGGCATCAAAGCCACCCGCACCCATGTCCTTCTGCTCGGTGGAAATCAGGGCAACAAGGTCTCTCTGGCTTGGTTCCCTCGCTCTCGTGTGACCTCCTTCGTGTGGCCCGAGAAGGTACCCCTCGTTCCCCTGAGTTCGGCTGAAGTTGACGCAATCGTCACTGGCCGCGCCACTGAATCAAACGTGAGTGACCGATGACTTTTTCAACCCGCGCCAAAGTGGTGACGCGGCGCACCTATAGCCGCCCGGTGGATGACGCCGGGACTGTCTTTGAAACGTGGGAACAGACTGTAGACCGTGTGATCAGCCATCAGCGATGGCTTTGGGAACGTGCCCAAGGCAGGCGCCTGAATCTCGATCAGGTCTCAGAACTCAATGAACTCCGTCGTTTGTTCTTCGACCGGAAAGTCCTACCGGCTGGCCGTACGCTCTGGCTTGGTGGTACCGAGGTTGCTCGCACCCGGGAAGCCTCACAGTTCAACTGTTCGTTCGGTCGGATCGAGACCGTTCATGACGTGGTAGATGCCTTCTGGCTCCTTCTACAGGGCTGTGGCGTTGGCTTCGAGCCTGTCGTGGGCACCCTTAATGGGTTCTCGCGTCCAATGCAGATTTCCGTGATCCGCTCTACCCGAACAGGGAGGGGCCAAGAACACAACAACGAGACCTTCGATGGTACCACATGGACCATCCAGGTAGGTGATTCTGCTACCTCTTGGGCCAAGGCCGCAGGCAAGTTGATGGCCGGTAAGTTCCCGGCTCAAAAACTGGTTCTGGACTTCTCTGAAATTCGACCGGCCGGTGAACGCCTCAAGGGTTACGGGTGGATCAGTTCTGGGGATGCTACTGTCTCTATTGCCTTCACCAAGATTGCCGAGCTGATGAGCAACCGGGCTGGTCAGCTGCTGACCAGGATCGACATCCTCGATATCCTGAACTGGCTAGGGACCACGCTGTCCTCGCGACGGTCGGCTGAGATTGCCCTGATGCCGTACAGTTCCCCTGAATGGGCCGAGTTTGCCACGGCAAAAAAGGAGTTCTGGATCAACAACCCACAGCGTGCCCAGTCCAACAACTCTCTGGTATTTGAGACCAAGCCCTCCAAGGCCGAACTCCACCACATATTCCAGATGATGATCGATGCTGGCGGATCGGAACCGGGGTTCATCAATGCCCAAGCTGCCCTCAAGCGTGCCCCGTGGTTCAAGGGGGTTAATCCCTGCGCAGAAATCCTGCTCGGCAACAAGTCGTTCTGTAACCTTGTTGAGGTCGACCTTGGGAAGTTCAACGGTGATGTCTCCGGTCTGCATCGGGCTCTCCTTCTGGTGGCTCGCGCCAACTATCGACAGACCTGTGTGTCGTTGGAAGATGGTGTCCTCCAGCGTTCTTGGCATGAGCTGAACGAGTTCCTTCGTCTGACGGGTGTGGGTCTCACCGGTATCGTTCGGTGGGAAAAACTCGATGATCCTAAGGCTTTCCAAGGTCTCCGCTTCATGGCTCGCCTTGGTGCCACACAGATGGCTGATGAACTGGGCACACCCCGGTCAAAGGCCGTTACCACGGTGAAGCCTTCTGGCACCCTCTCGAAGATCATGGACACGACCGAAGGTGTCCACCGTCCACTTGGCCGGTACATCTTCAACAACATCAATTTCTCGGTCCATGACCCGCTGATCCCGACACTGAAGGCAGCCGGGTACCGGACCATGCCAAATCCGCTCGATCCGACCAGTATTCTGGTGACCTTCCCGGTTTCCTATGATGACGTAGAGTTCGACATGGTTGAGGGCAAGGCCGTCAACCTGGAGTCGGCTGTGTCTCAACTGGATCGGTACAAGGTCCTGATGGACAACTACGTGGACCACAACTGCTCGATCACGGTCAGCTATGACCCGAGCGAAGTTCCGGCCATCGTGGATTGGATTCACGAGAACTGGGACAGCTACGTTGGTGTGTCCTTCATCTACCGCAACGACCCGACGAAAACCGCTGCTGACCTTGGATACCTCTACTTACCGCAGGAGGTCGTGACCAAGGAAGCTCATGATGCCTATGCGTCCACCCTTCGACCGGTGAACGTGGAGGCCTCTGCCTCGTTCGAGGAACTCAAGGAAGATGCTTGCGCCACCGGTGCTTGCCCGATCCGCTGACCTCAATACGCGGGGGCGTATAATCACACGTTATACGTCCTCGCGTCTAACCCCCGGACACCTCAATGAAACGTCGTGCCAAGTTCGAGCATGAGCGCACCTCTGCGCCTCTGCGTGCCCTGACTGACAACCAAGCTTCCTACATCGCTGCTGTTTCGACAAGTCCCCAAGTTGTTGTCCTCGGCCCTGCCGGTACGGGCAAGACCTTCATCGCGGCCACCATGGCTGCCGATGCCCTTCGGCAGTTTCGTACGTCGAAGGTTGTTCTCACCCGGCCCAATGTCCCTAGTGGTCGCAGCCTCGGTTTCTTCCCCGGCACTCTTGAAGAGAAGATTTCCCCTTGGGTGGTTCCGTTCACGGAGGTCATCAAGGACCGTATGGGGGACGGGGCGTACGAACTGGCCATGAGGCGCGGTCAGATCGAAGTCGTGCCCTTCGAGGTCATGCGTGGTCGTACCTTCAAGGATGCCTTTGTCATCCTGGATGAGGCCCAGAATACCCTGCCGGTCGAAATGAAGATGTTCCTCACACGTGTAGGGAACGACTGTCGTGTCATTATCAACGGGGACATCAGCCAGACCGACCTCAAGGAAACCTCAGGTCTCAAGGTTGCTCTTGATCTGATAAAGAAACACCACCTTCCTGTCCCCATCATCGAGTTCTCGGTCAATGACATCGTCAGATCAGACCTATGTGCTTTGTGGGTAAAGGCTTTTCACGCCGCAAAGCTTTGATACCACCCACTCTAGGAACCTCCCATGGATGAATACTTTCCACTCATCCCCCAAGACCTACTCGACGCTCTCGAAAAGCGATACCCTGAGCGGTCTCCCGAGATTGATTGGAGTGACCGGAAAATCTGGTGGGCTTCCGGGGAACGAGCAGTGATCCGCTTCCTTCGACAGAAGTTCAAAGAGCAAAATCAAACTCATCTTATTGAAGGGATAATGCGCTAATGTGCCCCCCCAAGCCCAAGTCCTCTGCTCCGCAGGCTCCGGCTGCGGCTCCCGCTCCACCGGCCCCAGCTGCATCTGTCGCTCAGGCAGACCCGATGACCCCGAGCGGTGAGACCCCGGACTCCATCGAGAACCGCGTTCGCCGCAAAGGTCGAAGTGCTCTCCGTATCGACCCCATGACCTCGGATAACACCGGTCTCAACATCCCCGTCTCGTGATGAAGAACGACTCTCAGAATGGCGTATCGGCCAAGCACCGGTACACCGCACTGGAGAATCGACGCCAACCCTTCCTCGACAGGGCTCGTGATTGTGCCAAGCTCACCATCCCAAGCCTGATGCCCCCCGATGGGCATAACCACACTTCCAAGCTCTACACCCCGTATCAGGGGATTGGGGCGCGTGGTGTGAATACTCTCGCTTCCAAGCTCCTTCTAGCTCTGTTCCCTCCCAATGCTCCGTTCTTCCGAATGAGTGTTGACGACTTCACCGTGGAACAGATGACACAGCAAAAGGGGATGAAGGCAGAGGTCGACAAGGCTCTCGCGAAGATCGAACGTGCGGTCATGCAAACCATCGAGACCGAAGCTCTACGAGTTCCGGCATTCGAGGGCCTCAAGCAGCTAGTCAATTCAGGCAACTGCCTCGTATTCAAACCCCCCGGTAGTGGAATGAAGATGTTCCGCTTGGACCGCTATGTGGTGGTCCGTGACCCTATCGGGAACGTCCTCGAAATCGTCGTGAAGGAACCTATCTCACCCGCAGCCCTCCCCCCGGACATTCGCCGTCAGGTGATGACCAAGGAAAAGCTGATGCAGGATGCCAAGCAGGACCACAACCAGTCCGCTGAAAAGCATCTGGACCTGTACACTTGGGTTCGTCGCGAAAAGGACAAGTGGATAGTCCATCAGGAAATCAGCGAGATTGTCATCCCGGGAACACAGGGAACCTATCCCCTTGATCGAAGCCCGTGGATTCCCCTCCGATGGACCCAGATAGATGGGGAGGACTATGGTCGCTCGTATGTTGATGAGTATTACGGTGACCTCCGCTCTCTCGAAGCTCTGACCAAGGCCATAGTCGAAGGCTCTGCTGCGGCTGCCAAGGTTCTGTTCCTTGTGAACCCGAACGGGACCACCCGCATGAAGGACATTTCTGAAGCTGACAACCTGGCCGTCAAGGCAGGGAATGCAGCTGACGTGACGGTCCTCCAGCTTCAGAAGTTCAACGACTTCCGGGTGGCTCAAGAGACCTCCAGCGCTATTCAACAGCGACTTTCCTTCGCTTTCCTGCTGAATACCGCAATCCAGCGTAATGGTGAGCGAGTGACGGCAGAGGAAATCCGGTACATGGCCGGGGAACTCGAAGATGCCCTTGGTGGCGTCTACTCCATCCTCTCGCAGGAGTTCCAACTCCCTCTGGTCAACGTCCTGCTTGATTCCCTGCAGCGTGCGGGGAAGCTCCCGGTCCTCCCGAAGGAAATGGTCAAGCCAACAATCACCACCGGCCTCGAGGCACTGGGCCGTGGCCATGACATGACCCGTCTCAACGCCTTCATTCAGCAGTTGGCACCCCTCGGACCCGATGTCCTGCGCATGTATCTAAACCTGCCCGACTACATCACCCGCATTGGTACCTCCCTGAATATCGAAATGGACGGCCTCGTCCGTAGCGAGCAGGAAGTCCAGCAGATGATGATGCAGCAGCAGGCGATGCAGATGGCTCAGCAGCTTGGTCCGAAGGGTATGGACATCATCCGTGACCAGCTCGATCCACAGAATGGTTCAATCGATGCCGCGCAAATTGCCCAAGCAATTCAACAACAGTGATGAGACCAAGCCGGGGGCCGAACAGACCCCGGTTGTCTCCCCCTCACCTGAAGTATCCACCGCTGAACCCAAGCCCGAACCCAAGGAAGAAGTCCCGT